GCGGGCGACGACAACAATGAGGCCGTAACTTCTACTGAATACATCGCTCAGCTTGCGTTATTCAATGACGCTCTCGGCTCGGGCGCTGTTGTTTGCCCAGAGGATAGTGGCGACACTGTGGCCGAAGCCCTCATCGACCACGCAAACGCAAATAGCAGAATCGCAATTTTGTTTGGAACAGAAGACGCAACTGCTACCGCCATGAAGGAAAAGGCACTCTCACTTCAAACGGGAGAAGGCTCAGAGCATGCGGCACTGTACCATCCGTGGGTTTTAGTTCCCACTAGCGTGCCTGGCATAGGACGATTCATTCCACCAGTTGGATATATCGCTGCAAAGCGCGCCGTTGCCCATAATGGGACCGGACCACATCTTCCAGCCGCAGGAATTGTTTCAGCGGCCAAGTTTGTGACCGGCATCAAGACTGACATTAGCAAGGTTGTCGGTGACGACCTTGACGAAGGCAACGTAAACGCAATTCGAGTGATTCAAAACACGATTCGCGTGTATGGAGCCCGTTCGCTCTCTTCCGATAACGACAACTTCCGCTATATCACGCAACAGGATGTTGTTAACTCAATCGTTACAGAGTGCTACCGGTCGCTTGAAGATGTGGTGTTCAGCTCAATCGATGGAAGAAACACCATTTTCGCTGACATCGAGTCACGCCTTGTGTCAATCCTGTCGGTAATGCGCAACCTCGGTGCTCTTTACCCAGCATTTGATGCCAACGGCCGTGAGCTAGATAACGGATACATCGTGAAGTGCGATTCCTCAATCAACCCAACCTCACAGTTGGCAAATGGTTTGGTGAAAGCCAGAGTCGGTGTCCGTGTCAGCAGCATTGGTGACAGAATTGAAATCGATATCGTAAAGTCTAACCTCACTTCAACAGTGGTTTAATCGAAGGAAGTAGCTAATGGCAAAAGTATCACAGAGACAAGTACTTGCAACAATAGTTCCAAGCACTTTCATTAACGGCAAGCAGCAGACCAACGTGCAGGTGAACCTCCCCAAGTGGGGCAATCTTCGCTTTGCCCAGGTGTCGGGTGGAGAAATCACCGCCTCTGTAGAAAAAATCTACGAAGGTGGCAGTGCTCGACCTACAGTTCTCTGCGCTCCATCTGAAATAGGCGACATTACACTGACGGCACACTATGACGACGATATGACCAGCGCCGATACTGCTGCTGGCATTGGCGCCAAGCTGCAAGGCCTACGCAAATATGTCGGTACCGGTTACTACAACATTACGGTATCTGTTTATAGCTGCGACATCAAAGACCCCACGAACGACAGAATCTACTCCAATGCTTTGTTGGTAGGAATGACCGAACCAGAAGGTGACTCATCTTCGGGCGCTCCGGCGACATTCGCCTTGACTTTTGCTATCTCGGACGTAAACGCACCAACTTTAAGCTAGTTGCATAGAGTCGGTTAATTATGTGATAGTTTTTGCTCTATGAGCGAAAATTCACTATACGTAACTGAAGAAGCCGACGACGGAAAAAGCAGCAAGAAGTCAACTCATCGTGATTCCTTGTTGCCTGCCGCCAAGGAAGAGACCCAGCTTGAAAAGCTGAGAAACATTGTCAAGAAAAAGGTTGAGCGGTCCGTAGTCCATATTCAGGTGACGGAACGCCCGGGTGTAAGCCTCAAAGTGAGCCCCAATATCACTCAATCGCAGATGAAGAACTGGCGCAAAAATGCTGGTGAAGATTCAAGAAATGGACTTGACTCGCTCAAGTTTGCTTGTCTAGTTATCGGCCACACCACCATCGGTATCTGCATTGATGATGAAGAGATTTTTGACGAAAACGGCAATAATCTCAATTTTGCCCATCCTCAAATTCTCGAAATGACCGAGTCGATGAAGCCGGTTCCGGATGCAGTTCGAGCAATGTTTGGCGTTGACCCACATGTTGAATCTGCGGCTTTAGCAATCCTTGACTCCGCTGGATACTCAGACACGGTTGCTGCTGTGGACCCTACGAAGGAGTCTTCGACGAACTAGTTGAAGATTCCACACTTATATCTGCGGCAAGATTAGGCGAGTTATTTCACGTTAGTCCATTGGAATTAATGGACGTAGACGATAATGACTGGTTACTACTTCTTGCCTGTGCTAAAGTTATAAGTAACGACCGCGAAGAGCAAGAGCGCAAGCCGAAGACTTAGGGGTGGAGCCCCAATAGCTTGGCAGCCTTACACTCACGTGACTTAAAACTCACACGGAGTGCCAAATGGCTGATGAAATAGTTGATATTAAAATTAAGTTTGAGGCCCAAACTAGGGAGCTCACTAAAGCAATAGCTCAGCTTTCATTACTAGAAAAAAGAGTAAAAAAACTTTCCAGCGGCAGGGGCGAAGCTCTCGCGCAACAGTCGGGTAGTAAACTAGCAAATACCACAAAAGGCTGGAAACGCAGTTTCGACGCCATAGATGCTGGCGCCAAAATGGCAGGAAAAGGGCTCACCAAGTTCCTCGGTATGGCTATCAAGGGTGTCGTTATAGAAATGGCAGCCCTTGGCGCTGCGATGATAGGAGTCCACGCTCTATTTGCTGCTGGGCAATTACTTGTCAAAGCATATAGGGGGGCGATGCAAATGCTTTCTGCTGGTGCGGCGGGGGTAGTCGTCGCAATATCGGCAGCGAGCGCCGCTATCAGGGAGCAGCAGGCCGCCATTTATGCCTACAGAGGCAAGGGAGCCCCTGCATTTGGTTCAGCGATGAATCAGACAAGAATGGGTATGCGGAACCTACAGAGTGACGCAAGTCTGGCGACCCTCGGAGTCGAGGCACTCAACAAGGCTTACGGAACCATGTCTAAGTCGATGAATACCGCACAAATAAATAAAAGCGGTGCATCAATCAAGGCTTTGATGGATTTTGGTTCAGCAGGCCAAGACCCCGCAAAGGGCCTGGAACAAGTATCTATTGTTATCGAAAATCTTTCTAATAGCAAAAAGAGCATTTCTGACGTAATAAAAGAAGCTAAAAAACTTGGCCCAGAAATGGAAAAAGCCCTAAAAGGGACAACCATAAAAACTAAGGAGCAATTTAAAGAACTTCTGATGTCTGGGCAATTGGCGGACAAGGGCGGTGTCACTGGTCAGTTCGAAGCCGTAAACGGTACTTTAATTTCTCAGATGAAGGGCTACTTTAGTCAATTACGTGGCGAGTTTGCTGATTTTGGCGACTCATTCTTGGAGCCACTCAAAACTGCATTTGAGGGAGTGTTCGGAACAATACGCAGAGACATGCAGCGCATAATGGGCGCTATTTCATATAGTTTTGGGGCGACGGGCGTAATCGATGGCTTTGCTGGCGGCATAGAAAAAGCATCTAATTGGCTCGTGAAGATGATTCGCGAATACCTCCCCGGTGCGTTAGGTATGTTCGACAGAATCGGAGATTGGTTCACTAAATTTAAGCGCGGTTGGGATTTGGTTCTTGACCAGACCCGTCCATTGATAGAGGGTGCAAAAGTACTTTATGGCGCTTTTACTCCAGTGTGGGAGGCAATTAAACGAGGTGCCGGAAACCTGACCTTATTCAAAGACCTTCTTGTTGAAAACAAAAATGAAGTTGCAGAATTCGGCGAACGTGTTGGGGAGCTCATCGATTCTTTATCAAAATTCTTCATGAATCTTAAAAAGATGTTTATGGATATGCTCCCCTTTTTGAGCGACCTAGTATCTGGACTAACAAGCGTCTTCAATATGATTTCCAAAATGTTTAGTGGTGGGGCTGGCGGAGGGCTGGCTTCGGCCCTTGCACCATTACTGGCATTCTCGATTATAGGTAAAAAAATGAGCGGCGTAAAGGGCCGTTTAATGCCAGGGGTTCAAACCGTCAAGACCATGAGCGTTAACGCTCAAAATGTTTCTATTGGTGGCAAAAATCTTGGTCCAGCTGGCCCAACGTCATCGCTGGCATCAGGTCGAGGCGGCGGCGGTGGTGGAGCCCTTTCTAGCGGATATCCGGCGACGAGTCCACTAGTCCTGCCGGGAATGAATGTCCGTCAAGGATTCCGTGATGTTTCAAACGACCCAAACTCGAAGTTTTTTGGAAGTTCAAAACTTGGCAGTAAAATGCAGGTTGCTAATAGCGGAATTCAAGACCGAATTGTAAAACGCAAAGAAAGAGATAGCAAAATTGGCCGTGGGTTTGGATATGCGGTCACTGGAGCTCGCGCCAGAGACCCGTACGCAGACATGGGACAGGTAAAGAACCCAGACGGCACGATAAAAACGAACCCAGACGGCACAACGACGGCAGTCAACCCCAACGCCAACTCTGGTATGAGCGCAAAATTTAGGGCGAGGCAATCTCTTAATGCCCGCTCGATGGATGAACTGCGAGAAATAGCCACAAAAAAAGGGATTGTTGGCACTCAAATCGGTGGAGCAATGCCGGGTGGCCAGCAAGGACCAGGCGCACCCAGAATGAGCGATACTTTCGCCGACAGAAAGCTACTAGTCGATGCAATATTGAATAAGAATAAGGGCAAGTTTAAAGGCTCAAACAAAATATACTCGGAAGATGGTCGTACTGTAAGCGTCGGGCAGGGTCTTGCCAATAGCGCAAAGCGTGGCGCTCTAAAGGCCGTAGGAGTCGCCGATAGGGGGCAATACCTCGCTAGACGTGGCTTTGGCGCCATTCGCGGCGGTTTCGCTCAGATGAACTCTGGGGCATGGGATGCAGAGAAGGGCGAATACAAGGATTTAGCTACGCCGAGAGCGGCATTATTGGCCAGAAGAGGTGAAAGCGATAAGCAAGGGGGCTTAAAAAAGCTTGGAGGCAGACTGTCTTATCGTCGCGATATGAACAGAATTTCACGAAATGATAGCAAATTTGGCGGAGGAGTAAAAAAGTTTAACAACAGTATGGGCGCGAAAATG